ATGAGTTCCGATGAATGCCGCAAGGCGATTCAAACCCCTGTTTTTGACCACTACAACAAGCCGCAGCCTGTCAAGGCCGAGGCCGTGGCTTCCGGTATCCCTTCGGGGAATACACTGTCCGCACCGGCTCAAAACGGGCCTGTTCCTTTGCCGACCGCAACCGAAGTCCCCGCGCCGACCGGGCGCGCCGTGAATCCGATAGCCGACGCAAAATCGCCCATGATCCTGCCGCCAGGATCACCATTCCAGCCGACACAAACCACGGGTAACGCTGGAACAATGCCAGCACTGAGCTTATTGAATCCATACAGAAAAACAGGATAGAAGTCTATAGGGTTTATTCTTATTGACAAAAAATAAATATTCAAAACACATCAAATAGTTCTTGACATTTTAAAAGTCAATAGAATCACAAACTATTTTTGAAACTTTACAATTCCGGGGTATGGGGCATCGCCCCATGTAAACCTCACTCGCACAGCATACCCCGCGCAAAAAGCGCAGCGCCACCAGTGCGCCCGCGTCAATTTCCAGATGCACCCAAGCCCGCGCCGCCGCATCCGGCCTTGTGCAAAACCCTGCGGATTTTCGCGGCCGCAGGTCTGCGCACCACACCGCACGCACCCCGCGCCCTGAAAAACAAAACCCCGCAGCTTGAACACTCACGCCCCATCTATCGACCGCTGCCTATCTCGGCAACTGGGGGAGGCCATCAGGCCGGGGGCAACGCCCCGCGATAGGGATTGTTAGTGCGCATGCATTGAGACGGGCGGGCAGCGCAGGGACTGCACAAAGCGAATGGACGGCCCCGCAGGACAAGTGACACGCCCCCCACGCGCAATGCGAATCCCCGCAGGACAAGTGACACGCCCCGAGGCCGACTGCGCGGCCCCGAGACCTAGCGGGAGGGATGCAAGCGCAGCGCAGCCCGCACGCCAGGTCGAATGCCGCGCCCCGAGGCCGACTGCGTGGCCCCGCCGAACCAGTGAGACGCCCTGAGCATGGGTGCGAGACCCCGCAGGACAAGTGCCGAACCCCGAGCGTTAGCGCTGGCGCTGGGGTGGCTGGTTGGCTCAACCGAAGGCCAGAGCCCGGTTCACGCCAGTGAAATCGCCCATGCAGCGCATCAACACACCACGGAACCAATTAATGAACCTGCTAGATACGATGTATAAGTTGTCTACTGTTCTAGCTATCTTTTTCGTAGCGGAAATCGAGTCGCCGCTGTAGAAAAAAACCAACATCCCCGCTACGCCAGCGGCTAGCGCCTTTCCCAAAATTTCCCGAAGCACCGCGCCTTTTCGGTTGTTTTCGTTACGCATGATGATTGCGGCTATCGCTGCTTCACGTGCGTCCTCACCTGCAATATCTGCAAGCTCTGCGGCTAGTTCTGGCGACAGCGGGCGTTTTCCTGCTCTCAAATGTGAGATGTCGGCTGCGTAAATTCCCATGCGTTCGGCCAGCGCCTTATCGCTGCCACATACTTTCGACGCCTTGTCAATAAGTGTTTTTGCGTATTCCATTGGAAACCTTTCCAATTTCTACTTCGGTCACTTGGAAATCTTTCCAAGCTAAAAACCGGAGTAAATCCATGATTCAAGTATCGGTGACGTCGACCGAAGTCCGCAACCAAAGCGGCAATGCCAAAGCAAGCGGCAAACCTTACTCCCTCAACTTCCAAACTGTCTACGTGCACACGTATGGCCGTGACGGCAAGAAAAACCCCTATCCAGAAAAAACCGAGATCATTCTCGAAAAGAACGAACAGGGTGCAGCCCTGTTTTATCCCGCTGGTGAATACACCCTCGCCCCGGAATCGTTCTACGTGGACCGCTCCGGCAACCTTGCCGTATCGCCCCGGCTTACCAAGCTGGTCCCCACCGCCGCAGCCGCCAAGGTCTGACCATGGAACAGGCCATGCACGCCGCCCGGCTCGTCGCCGTGCACTCTGCATTGCTTGCCCTGCTCTTTGAGCAGCAGGGCGACAACCTCCAGGCCATCGACGGATTGACCGTCACCCTAAGCCACGAACCCCACAGCGAAGGCATGGACGTGATTTATACGGCCAACGGCCAGCCAGTGGTCGGGGAGGGCATATGAGCCTTCAGCCTTCCTCTAGTGATGTGTTCATCTGGCCCAATGGTGATTGGTGCTACCGCAACGACGATCATTCTTGGCGTTCTGATGATTTCCGCGTCCTCGCTTTCGGCACCTGTGCATTCAATGCACTGTTCGAGGACTTCGGCGGCGATGGTGTTGCATTCCTTCGGGACGATCAACCATGAGCGACAACGCCCGCCGCGTCCTCGTTCTTCGCTACTGGCTTGAGGCCTTGGAAGAGCACGGCGCGTCGTCTTCGTATGCCGTCAATCAGGTGTTCATCACTGAACCCAAGCTGCGCGAAGCCGCCGCATGGGTCATTGGCTGGGGCTGCTGATGTCTGATCGTCCATTGCGCACGGTTACTCACTATGCAGGTGGTGCATGGGCTAAGTCATATGCATTCCCGCCTTCAATGGCTCATCTTTTCGAGGGTAAAACGTCTCAGCAGCTTGACGCATTTATTCGCGCTCACGCTCAATCCTGCGCTCGTTTCGAGGAGCAGCGTGTCCAGCAGGAGGCGCGCAGCGCCTCCGGGCTTGTCTCAGTATCAACAACTTGTAGGAGTGGGTCTGCTGTCATTGATTGGGCTGCAAACACAATCACCATTGACCCCAAACAGGCCCGCGTTACCCGCCTTCGCAAAGGTCTTGGTATTGCTGCGAAGCAGCTCCATAACCAAGGCCCGACGAACCAACAGATTTGGATGCAGACCCTGACCTATGCAGGGGACAACCGGCAGTGGAAACCTGAACACATCAGCCGCTATCTCGACGCTCTCCGAAAGTGGCATTACAGCCGCACCGGCTCTGCAAAAGTCCGTTACGCATGGGTGGCCGAACTCCAGCAACGCGGCGTCATTCACTACCACGTCATCGTCTGGCTTTCAGCGGGCCTCACGCCCCCCAAACCCGATACGCCATGGCGTCGTACCGACAAGCGCGGAAACGTCACCCATGAGCCCGCTATGTGGCCTCACGGCATGTCTAACCGCATGAGGTCAACCGCTCCGGTCGCCTACCTCATGAAATATGCCTCCAAGATCGAATCCAAAAACGTAGGAACCTTTCCCCATGGTGCACGAATTCACGGTGCTGGCGGCCTTGATGAATCTGGCCGGTGCATCCGTCGCTGGGTGCTTTGGCCTGCTTATGTGCAGGGCAATGCTTCGGTCGCAGACCGCTTCAAGCCTGCGCCGGGAGGCGGTTTTATCAATCACGAAACAGGAGAGCTTCTCCTGTCCGAATTCGCACCAACAGGCGGCGGTTTTCAGAGCTTTATCCGAGTCCGCACCACACCGCGCCGTATCGACCCATCTGGGCCGTTCTCTTGGCTCTCCAATTCCCCAAATTCGGCGGCTGTCGGCCCCGCTGGATACCTCCATTAACTGGCCGCAAGGAAATCGAAAATGAACCGTTTCAAGTCTCTCTCCGCTCGTCTGGCTCTGGTGCCCGCTGCAACTCTTGCTGCTGCTGGTGCTGCCCATGCCGCCGTTCCCACCGATGTCACCGACGCCCTGGGCGCCATGAAGGATGATGCGCTGGTGGTTGCCGGTCTGGTGCTGGTCGCCATCATCGCTGTGGCCGCTTTCAAGTTCATGCGCAAGGGCTTCTAAATGCCGCTGATAGCGCCAATCCTCGTAGAGATGGGCATCAATGCCTCTCTCGTCGCCGGGTTGGTGCTATCCGCTCGCGTTGCCTTATTCGTTCACCAGTTCATCAAAAATCGGGCGCTCTGATGTACCAAGTAGGCACCGCGTGCTACTCCACCCCGACCGCTGCCCTTCAGGCGATCGCGTCCACACAAACCGGCGCGGTTGTCCAGCAGGGCAGCACCTTATACGCCACCGTCGCAACCGGCACAGCTACCGGCATTGACTACGTTTTCCATCCCTTGGCTGGTGGCCCCACCTTCGCTCAGTCCGTCGCCATCACGCCCGAACCCTGCGGCCTTTTGACCGCATCGGACGCCACGCAAATGGGTTGGCTCGTCGTCGCTGCATGGGTCGCTGCCTATGCAGTCGTTTTCCTCGCCCGCGTCGTACGCGGTGAAACCTCGGCAGACAACTATGGCAACACCTGAATTTTGGGCTGTTCTCGCAGCCGTCATGGGCTCCGCATGGATTATTCTGCAAAGCTGATAGCCGCCCTTGTTCTGTCGTTCGCTGGCACAGCGCACGCCGGATATGCACAGGCTGTTCCCCCGTCTGGCTGGTCTCCTGGCACTTATGCCCCTTCGGCCAACGATTCGGTTTATGGGCGCGTCATTCATTCGCCCAACGGCCCCACCACAACCGTCGGCGGGCAGGCCGTCAAAATGCCCGCGTCTTATCGGCTCGCCGCCAACGCACCACGCATTGCGGCCACTGCCATCTTTGCACACCCCTACGTCCGCGCAGGTCTCGGCATTGCTGCATGGCTCGCTGCCTCATATGTCATGTGGGATGACGTTAACAAAATCTGGCGCGAAATCGGAACTGGCCCAAATGAGGAAATCAAGCAATACCGCTACCATTTAAACCCGTGGACCACGCTTTCTGGTGCATGCGATCAGGCCCTCGTCGCCCAAAACAGCTCTGACGCTGATACCCCTTACACTTCCACCCTGAAAAGCTGTCAGCGCGGTGTTGCAATCCTCGCTCGTAAGGGTCCTCACGACACTGTCGACTTCCCTCGACCAGTTGAAGAACGCACCATCCCTGCAACTGGTGAATGTCCTACCGGGTGGACGTCATCCCCTGCCGGTTGCTTGAGCCCTCAGCTAACCCAGCAACGCATGGCCGAGTTGCTCAACCATGCAAATCAGCCCGGCTGGCCCATGCCCGAATCCGTTCCTCTTGAGCTACCTAAGCCTACTCCGCTCCCTATCGAGCAGCCGTCGCCGTACATCAACCCATTACCCGGGCCTGACCCTCAGCATTTGCCCCGCTTTGTCCCTTCTGGCGACCCAGTCCCTAATCCCAATTACGACCCCAATGCAGCACCCGGCCCAAATAATCAGCCCTACACTCAGCCGGGCACCCGAGTTGTACCTAGCCCCACACCTTCCCAGCCGTGGCGCGTC